TAGGTAGCTACTAGTAACTCTTATATAATATAATTTCTATATTTATGTATGATAAAACTAGATGACATAAATGAAGATATTTACTTCAAATTCAGAAAAGCCCAAACAGAAGCAATGCATACAGAAAGACTTGGTACTATACATGTTTCAGATATAATTAAACCATGTATGCGTAATGTAATTTACAAAAAAATAGGAAGTGATCAGGGAATGAGTACGGAAGATATGAAATCTCTTTATTTTGGTCAATGTGTTCACAGTAATTCAATGGTAGCAAAACCAGAACATCATGAAATGTTTTTGGCTTATGATTATGTAAGAGATGAGCCTTTGACATATGAAGAAGCAAAAGAGATACCAGATGATGACCCTAAACACTTGGATATTATCTATGGAAGTATAGATGACTTGGTAAAAGTAGGTGACAAATGGGTGATATGTGACAAGAAAACAACTGGTTCAATAGACTATTTTTCCAAGGCAACTAGTAAGGCAAGTGAATCTCATAAAGATCAAATTAACAGATATAGAGTATTGTTAAAAAAATGTTATGACATAGATGCAACATTTGGCTGTGTTATATACATATCCAATAGAATAGAAAAAGACAAAAGAGACAAACCAGTTACAATATCTTTCAAACTACAAGATATGGAAACTACTTTAATGGATATGATAGAAAAATCCAGAGTAATAAAGTCATCTTTGGTAGAAAAAACATTACCAGAAAGAACTAAATGTTTCCTCTGTGATGGCATGTGTCCATATGCATCAATGTGTTTTTCTGATGAAAGGAAACAGTACGAATAATGACTGGTTGTAAGGGAATATGTGATAGATTTCCATCTGCACATTACAAAAAAATAAATTATAACGAAGGTAAATACTGTTACTGTAAGAACTGTAACAAAGGATATGAATTAAAAGTAATTAAAAAATTTAGATGCCCTTGTTGTAATGGAAAAGTTAGAACTAATAACAGAAGTAGAAGTAAGAAGGAGTGTTATTTTACAAGAATATGAAAGTAATATCACCAGAATGCCATACTCATAGACATTTTGACTGTCCTGTAAACAGAATTGGTATCAAATGCGAGTGTATATGTCACAAAATATCAGGAGAATAATATGCAGAAATGTTATAATTTTGTATGCCTTAATCAAGTAAAAGGAGGCAGGAAGGAAAAGGAGCAATTCTGTAAGTCATGTAGAATGTCTTCACAACCATATGTATTCTTATGTGATATATGTGAAACTACTTTTACTCACAGTGGTAGAGGTAGTTCTGGTGCTTCTGGTTGTGTACCGACAGCATGTAGTATCAAATGTAAGGTTATAAAACATAGTTTGTTATCTAAAGCTAGATATAGAAAAGCCAATCCTATAAAGACAAAAAAATGTCCAACTTGTAAAAAAATGTTCAAAAAGGCAGGGTCAAAATACTGTTCTAGTAGATGTTATCCAACTAATGTGAGTGCTATTAGAGAAAAAAGCAGAAAAACAAAAAGAGGATATAAAAAAATGCTTAGAATGTTATCTACATCACCATATTTAAAATGAACATATTCTTTAATGCCAATAACAAGGCAACATTAGAGGCATTACAGTCATGCGGTGTTAAAAATGTACTTGTATCTCATAAATACTCACATAATCTAAAACAATTCCATGAATGTTTTGAAAAGATATTTTTAATAGCAGGGGTTAACGGAGAATGTGATAAATATCACCAGTTTTTAAAAGATAACAGGGATTTATATACGCATGCGGCACAGTTTTTTGTCAACAATAATATGTTTGATACCATTAATCTGTTCAAAAAAGAGAAACAGATGGGGTTAGATACTATACCAGTACTTCAACAAGATTTCATTAAGCATTTAAGTCAACTTAATTTGCCAAGCGGATCAAATGTATGTGTTGGTAAAATGAGTGGAAGGCTTGATATGGAAGAGTCAATAAGACGTTTGCCTTTAAACATGAGTTATCATGGATTAGGTAAGGGTAAATACATCAATAAAAAAACATTTGAAAGTATAGACACCAGCCTCTGGATATCTGCGGCACTGGCTAAAAAATTTGATGTTTGGACAGGTAATTCATCTATACAAATAAAAATAAATCCTAACAACATGAATGATCCCATGTTAAAACATTACTGTGAAAAATATAAAGACAATATGAAAAAGATAGGTATTGATTATCAAGGAGTGTTAGATAATCATTATTATACAATGCTTAAACTACCCATAGCAGTTTATTACATGCCATTATGTAAATCACTGAATTCATATACAGATAACTTTATTAAGTAATAAAATTAAATGTTATATATTGGGAGATTTATTTAAAATTAAGCCTGTAGACGGTAAAAACATAGTTGTTGAGGATAAAAGGAAGACTATATCACCTTTTAACAGTGCTAAGCATTTTAAGGATGCAAACATACCAGCATACTGTAACCAATGCATGTATAGAAGTATTGATTCAGGTGGTAATGGTAGATGCCCTAAGTATGAAAAAGATGCGGTATGCAGTGTAAGAGAAGATTTTATCAAAGTGATAAATGAAATAGACACTAGAAAACCAGAGGATGTTAAGGCAATGGTGGACATGATAGCAAAACTTTCATTTGAAAATGTGCTTATGGCATTGACACAGGCTAAAATGGATGGTAATATACCTGACAGAAACACAAAATCTGAAATAAATACTTTCCTTAATATAGTAAAAACATTAACTGATCTATCTACAAAAATTATGGTAACAGAAACCAAGACAGTAGATGACAAGACTGGTGACATAACTTCTATATTCAAACAGATAAAGGCTCAGAAGAACGATGGGTAGACCTACTACTGAGGAGTTAGCAGAAAGACAAAATTTTGTACAAGCCATTGCAGAGTGTGCAGAAAGTCCTAGCAAGTTCAGTGAGATATTCTTAGGGCATAAATTATTTGATTATAATATTAAATATGTAGACTGTAAAGACAGATTCATAGTGTATAGAAGTGGAAGACAGGTGGGTAAAACAATGTCAACTGCTGTAAAAGCCATACATTTTGCATTTTTTGCACCTTTAATGTTAAAGACAATTAATAAAGAATGTACAATAGTAATTGCCGCACCTACACAAAATCAATCTGGTATCATGTTTGACAGGATTAGAAGCCTGATTATGGGTAATGATTTTCTTAAGAATTATGTTGTAAGAAACACACAGACAGAAATGACAGTGTCATTCCTAGACAACTCAGGAGTTTCAAAAATTGTAACAAGGGCTACTGGTGAAAAAGGTACAGGACTCAGAGGTTATTCACCTCATTGTATTATTGCTGACGAATGCAGTTTTATTAAGACAGATATTCTTAGGGCATTCCTTCCTTCTGGTATGGCTACACATGCTAGGGTATGGCTTACATCAACACCGTTTTCTAAATCAGGTTACTTTTATGAAGCGAGTATGAATAGTAAGCCTAAGAATCCAGATGGTTTATGGACTGAATTTCATGTAAAGTCAACAGACAACCCACTGATTCAAGAAGATCCTACATTTGTAGAGGAAATGAAGAAACTTACCAGAGAGGAATATGTACAAGAGGTTGAAGGTGAGTTCCTAGACATAGGTGATCAGTTAATACCTTATTCATTGTTAATGGAGGCTGTAAATGACAAACAGCCAAGAGGTAGGTTGAAGTATTATCTTGGTGTAGATGTGGCAAGAAGTGGTAGAGATGAAACAGTATTTACAGTCGTATCAGTAGATGAAGATGAACATGTGTTTGTAGAGGATATATTTGCTGAGACACAGTCAAATGTGGTTCAAGTATGTGGTAGAATAGGAGATATGGTAAGAGATTACAGGTTAGAAACAGTATTCATAGACGAGACTGGTCTAGGTGGAGGTCTTATAGACCTAGCTAGAGAGCAAGATATACCAGCAAGAGGGGTGGTATTCTCACTACAGGAAAAAGGTTCTATGTATAAAAATCTAAGACTTTTGTTTGAAAATCATAAAATAACATTGAAAAATGTTGATAAACTAATATATCAGTTGTCTTATTTAAAGAGAGATTACACTGAAAATGGTCAGATGAAAATCAAATCAGATGAACATGATGACTATCCAGACAGTTTAGTACTTGCATGCAGGGCATTAACTGCTGGTAATAACTGGTATGTGCTAGATGTTGGTAAAAACTTAAGAAAATCACTGTTTGGTTGATAGAATACTTTATATATTATAGTATTTATACTAAATTATGACTAATGAAAGACCAGAACCAATAGAAGAGGTCACTGATGATGAATTAGAAGAGGTTAAAAAGAAACCTGAGTTTAAATCTGCTGGTACGCAGGAAGAATTATTCAAATCTTGGTTAGAAAAGATGCAAGGTGCAGGAGATGCACGTTATGGTAATCAACATGAAACTGGAATTGAAGAAGACTGGATGAAACCAGTAGACAGTGAAACTTATATAGGAACAAGTGGGAAGAATAATGATAAACATGAATAAGATCACTAACACTAGAGTTGGCGATGATATTAATTATTTTGTTAACGGTATAGAAGGCACTGGTACTGTAGTTAAAATGAGTAATTCATATGTTACAGTATTTAAATCAGGAAAATATGAGGATATACCATTAAATGAGACATTTTTTGTCAAAGATATAGTATTAAACAAGACTTGGGATTCAATGGATGACGGTGAAAGACTCGATGCATTGTCTAAGGCACATGTTCCAAGTCCAAGATATGTCACTAAAACATGGGATCAATTACCAAAAGATCTTCAAGTATTATTGACTAAGAACAATTCAAGCAACGTATCTGCAAAAGAAGGTAAGGATGACGATGAAAACGTCACACAAAGAATTTTTGATAAAGCCCTTAGTGGAGATGCTAACTATAAAAGACAACCAAAAGGTGAACAAGCAGTATCAAACTCACAAGTTACTGAACCAACATCACAATCTGGTGGTTTTAAATTAAATCAACCAATAGGTTCAGAAGGAGCTTCTGATCATGGAGGACATGGTAAAACTGGAAAAACTAGACAACATGGTACTAGAGAAAGAGAGCCATCCGCTGAGGAGGAAAAAGGTGCATCAAGAGGAACTAGTGCAGACTCTGGTTCAGAAGCTGGAGATAAATTTATGCAAATGTTCCGTGAATCAGGAATTACAGGTAGTAAAGATAAAGATAAAGCATGGGTATCATGGTTAGCAGATAGAAAAGATGATGTTATGAAAGATGCACCATTAGAATCACCTAAAAATTCAAGAGATGATTCAATTAGACAACAACATGGTGAAGGAACAAGATCACATGAAGCAAAAAGAAGTAAAGTTAGAAGTGAAATAGAAGATAACGTACATGAAGCAAGATTATTTGCAAGTGGTCAGCAAGGAAAAAAATTAGATGATATTGGTTCTGATTATTCAAATTTACCACACACACCAAAGGGTGGTAAAGCACCAAGCGATCTAGAAAAAGCAATAGAAAAATTAAACCAATTAAAATCAAATGTTGAAACCAGTATACATGGAAACGCTGGAAGAAACCCAAACTCAGGAGTTTCAACATCAACACATCATGATGCACCAAAAGACTATGAAGGTGCTTCACATTCAGGTATTAGACTAGAACAATTCAAACATGAGAATAAAAAACCTCAAGTCAAAAAAGAACAAGTTGATTTGGGAGATACAAAACCAACAGATGTACATGATGGAGGTAACAAATATGACACTAAAACACAGCCGAAAACTATAAATGGTAGAGCCGCAGATCAAGAAAAGGATAAAAAGATATGACAGTAGGAACACCTGAATATAACTTGGACACTTTTGGAATTAAATATGTTAAAAAGGATGCAAGGGCTACTGGTTCAACACCAAGCACAACAAGAACACCTCACGGTCTAGATGCACCTAAAGACTCATTAGACTTAGCTGCAAGCAGTACAACAAGTAATTTAACTAATCCTAGTGAACATCAGCAAGGTAAAATAACCACTCATGGTGAAGGTTCAACAGGAACACAAGGGGATAAACCAAATACAGGTGATAGAGCAATTACTGATGGTATTGGAGGAACTAAGAAAAACCCTTCATATGATAAAAATAATAATGAAGTAAAATATAAAAAACCAGAAGGCGGTGCAGGAGCTCCAATAGGTAAAGCAAGATTACAATTAGCAATTAACAAATGTAAACTACTTAAATTAAAAGGATTTGGTGGAGATTCTGGATTAAACTCAAGAAACCAAAAACCATTAAATCCAAATAGTGGTGACGATAAATCATTTGGAGAAATCCGTGATCAACAAGGTACACCAAGACCAGCAGACGAACCACAACCAAAAAATAAAATTTTACCAGCAATAGCCGCTGGTGCTAGAGTTGCATCAACTGTAGCAAATGTAGCAGACAGTGTATCTTCTAGTGGAGATGAAGTAGAAAAAACAACTGGTGATAAAATTCCTCATGAAAAACTAGGTGACTTACCACAAGGTAAAGATGATAAAAAAGTAGGAGGAACTGAAATTGAAGATAAAGATGGTAAATCAAAAAAACTACAAAGTCCAGCAGATAGATACAAATCAGAAGTAAGAGAAATGGCAATAGATGCAATAGACATGGCTATGAAGACCATAGCAGTATACCAAGATGCAAAAGAAAAAGCAATTCAAGAGGAATTAATCAAAGAAGCATATGAAGCACAGAAAGAGGCTGGTGCAACAAATACTTCTGATGGTGGCTCAGTAAACTTTACATATTCTGACATAAAACAAAAAGAAATTAAGACCGAATAGAAAGCCTTAAATAATATTAGCAATTTATATATTTGTTGAGAAAAGACGATACTCATTATTGTATAGAATGTGGAACTACATTACCTTGGCGTTATAAAGGAAGACAGAGAATATACTGTAGTCCAGCATGTAGAAAACTTTATACTGAAAAAATTAAAGAGACTAAAAATCTTAAATAGTAGTTAATCATATTTATTAAAGTGATAAAACTCTACATAGATGGAGGTACTAGGCATAATAACATATGTCTGGTAGACGGTAAAAAAATAATAGTTAAAGTCCGTAACGGTATTACTGGTGATCCTACAAACAATGAACTTGAATATCTTGCATTGTTATACGCTTTAAGATATATTCAGAACAACTATAAGTTAAGATCTATTACAATTTACAGTGATTCAATGCTTGTTGTGAATCAAATCAATGGAAAATGGAGGGTTACAACAGTCACATTACGTCCATTATGGGAAAAATGTATAAAATTAATGACTGACAAAATAAAAATAAAATGGATTTCCAGAGATTTTAACCTTGCTGGACATGTTCTTGAGAAATAACTCTGCTTGGATATGTTGGTCTGTTTTCACTTGATTCATGATGTTCATTGTAAAATGACAGCATTTTATGAAATAAAACAGCATCTGACTCATACAAGTCACCAGTTTTTGTTTTTTTAACAAATTTTGCAAATTGTCTAAATTTCTCCTTATCTTCCCATGTAATAGATATTGTAGTGTGAGAATTACCTATTTTTCTTCTAGCCATGTTATATAAGGTATAGATCCGTATTATATAAGGATTGATATCTAATCTTTTTATACTATAATTTTAATATTTAAATATGAAACTACTGGCAATTTTTTTCATAGTTTTATTATTAACGATGAATTTACCATTGATTTATAGTGAAGGAGGATATTTGTATGATTCATTAAGATTAAGACATGCAGATAATCCTGATATCTGTTTGTTTGAAGTCAATCCATCTTTATATTCTAATTGGGATGAGTTAAAAAATTTAACATTGATTGGTATAGCAGAATGGATAGTGAAGTTAGAATATGCTTACCCTAATGGTGATTGGGGTGTAAAAGTAAAAATAATACCTTGGGAAGATCATGCTCTAAAACTTGCAGAGGACTATAATGAATGTGACATAATGTTTAATTATGAAAAAACATCAAATGATATGGCATTAGGTTATACAAGTTTGAATTTTAACAAATCTTGGCATAAATTTATGTTTATCAATATATTTTTAGAAAGTCAAAAAAGTATAACTAAAATTATAATAGGAGGAGATAATAAAACTACAATATCAGCAGATTCTGCTAGTTATCCATTACCACCAAACACTATAAAAAATATAGTAGTTCATGAACTAGGTCATGGTTTTGGTTTAGGTCATTTCTACAGTGGGATGGATAGACAAAATGGTTACACAAAATCAGTCATGGTTGAATCTATAGATCCATTTGATAAACATCAAAATTTATCTGTAACATATATAGATTTAAAAATGTTGGCTAAAATATACGGTGAAAATGGATGGGGTTCACCTCAGCCTGTATATCAAATAAACGGATGTAATATATTAAGTACGTTTGTTTTTAGATGCTTCTAAATATTATACACATGTAAGCATTTCTGCTCATAAAGTCACTAGGCTTTCCATAATGTAAAAATCTAATTCTACCTTTAATTGCATGGTATTCAGCATTTCCCTCTATATATTCATGCCAATATTTACTACTGCATGTGTTTGCTGGTATGATCATCATTATATTAATATTATTTTCTTTCCATTGTTCATATGCTTTTTTTACAAAATCACCAGTTATGGAATGAGGTGGGTTTACCCATGCATCAACTGACCAATCACAAGTCAATCCATCAGTGCCAATTCCAAAAAAATCTCTACATTTTTTATTATCTACGTTTGCACATACATCAATGGAGGGAATTATTTTATATTTATTACAAAGTGATTTAAAAACTTCATCTGGAGTTTCATATTCATCACTTAAAGACTTTTTACTTCTAGGCTTCTTATGTAAATCCATACTAGTAACTCTTATATGCTAGTAATTATTAAGTGTTGTTATGGGAACTAAGATAACTGCAAAATTTGAAGGATCATGTAAAAATTGTGGTAGTGATTGGAGAGTTGGTCAAGAAATTTTTTATCAAAAAACACCAAAAGCAATATGCCTAGAAAAAGAATGTTTTCTTCATCAAGGAGGAACTGTAAATGATGGTTTTGGTAAAAAAGCATTTGGAAGCCCTGCAAACATAATAATAACACAGATACCAGAAGTCAATGTATCTGAGGACACAATAAAAATAGGAAAACTTTGGCAACAATATTTCAAAGAAGCACATGAGTTAACAAAAATGGTTTATCCAAAAGAAGATGTTAGCAGTGATAGATTTGGAATGATTAGACAGACAGTTTTAAATCAACTTGTACATCTTGCTGGTGTAGTAGTTGCAAAACAAAACAGTTTGGACTAGTAAGCCTTATATATCAGATAATTATTAGTAGAGTAATGAATGTTTCAGACGTACTGGATATTTCCAGTTCACAAGGAAATAACTCAACTCCATTACAAGTGGGGGAGAAAATAGTTATTCAAGGCTTTGAAGTCAAACATGTTGAAAGTTTAGGTGCTGATGTAGCAGAGATTAAAACTACAGAAGGCTTAAGACACTCATTCGGAAAAGCAGTAGTTGGTCAAGCAAAATCTGACTATTGGAATGATGTTGTAGAAAAATGTGTTGATAAAGATGCCTCTGATGGACTAGATTGTTATGTTGTAGAACGTATCTCGGATAAAACTGACAGACCAATGATTGTTTTGTCAATGTTTCCGAAATCACAAAAAAAGCAACAATAACTTCTTTTTTTTTACTATAAATGTTTAAATACTTGTTAATATTAGATTAGTTGTGAGGATAGATTTTACTACAGAAAAAATAGATGAGAAATTATATCAGAAATTAATTTTGAAATATATTTATGACCATTACTATTTTAAGGATTATGAAAGAATAATAAAACAAGATAAATGGAAAATAACTATTAGAAAAACAAGTGATTATGATCATCAATTTTATTCATCAGATCCTAGAGCACAAGATTTAGACTTTAGTATACCTCATGGGGTTACTGGTATGGGTGAAATAACATGCTATATTACTGATAACACTAATAACTTGATTACAATGCAGAATATGACTGTAATATGTCATGAATTAGCACATATGATACTTATGATATACTATCCTGATAAAATAGTTAAAATGAGAAATAACGATTTTCATGGTAAAGCAGGAGATTCACGCAAGTTTTTTAGTTGTGAAGTACATGATCGTGTTACAGAAGGTAGGGTAAAACAGTTCAAGTATAAATTAACTAGATGGAAAACATTTAATTTTATTGGTGTGGATATTGAAGATGTTACTAATTCAAGGTCTGTGAAAAAAATATGAAGTGGGAAAAACTACCAAATGGTAAATATAAACCGTTAAAAGAGTTCAAAGTATCATCTAATGGTAAATATGATCCAGCAGATCCAGTTTATAAAGCAAGAGCAAAAAGGAAAATGCAGAAAGTCATACTTGATTGTGATAAGTGTGGTAAATCCACATTATATGAGCCATGTGTGCATCATTTAGGTGATGGTTATGTTAATGATATGAAAAAGAAACAGTATAAAAAAATACAGACAGAATCACAATCTATAGAGGTATCTAAGTACTAGTAACTCTTAAATATATGAATGGTATGATTTAGTTATGGTATTTGCAAAAAAATGGAATATAGAACTTGAAAAGAAAGATGATATTGTTCACTTAGAGCCATTATCTGATATTCATATAGGACACGCTGGTTTTGATGAGGAACTTTATAAAAAACGAATTAAAGCAATAGCAAAAGACAAGCATAGATATACGTTATTTTTAGGAGATCAATTAGATGCTATAACAACCTATGATAAAAGATATAATCCTGACACATCAATAGAACATGATGTTGATAATCAGAGAAAAATGTGGCAAAAACTATCACAACCATTAATAGATGTTCATAAAGAATCTAAAAGTGAAAAAATTGGCGGTCTTCTTCATGGCAACCACGAATATAATATCAGAGAAATAACAAGGTCATATATTGAAAATCAATTTTGTGAGCCTAATAATATAGAATTCCTTGGTAGTAGAGCATTAATAGGATTGGAAATTACTCATAAAAATAAAGTATTAGGACAGTGGACTATGTTAGCAATACATGGTTCAGGTGGGGGTAAACCTGAAAGAATGTTTGATCAAATGAAAAAGAATGTATATGCAGATATATTTCTATGTGGACACTTGCATCAGAAAAGATATACACCTGAATTAGTAAGTGACTTTGATTTTGAAACTGGTCAAAGATGGGAAAGAGAAATACATCTAGTAAATGCTGGTACTTTTTGTCATACAGTAGTAGATAATACTGATGGATATATGGATAGAAAGAATGAACTAGTTTATGGTCAAACTGGTACTGCGACTTTATCAATAGATGCATATCAAGGGAAAGTGGTAGGACATATCTAGAGTAATAAGAAGTAACAAACGTCTATTAGATACTCCTATTCCAGCACCTAATACACCGAAACCAACTAATTTTGATAAAGTCTTAGATGTTATTAAGGAATCAGATGGGTTATTAACTTTTACTGAAATAGGTAATAATGCAAAAATAAGAAGTACTGGAAACTTACATAATATTTTAAGAATATTAATGCAAGACGAAGTTATAAGAAAAGATAAGGGTTTATACAAGCTCATATAACTAGCAATTCTTAAATACCCCATAACCATAAAAGACTCTATGTTCATCGAAATTTCATGGAAAAATAAAAAAGGCGATGTTCTTAAATCATATATAGACTCAAGTAAAATACAAGGATTCATTGATTCTTTTGTTGAAAGAGATGTTCAACCATCATTGGTAATGCCTGATGATGTAACAACTGATGTTTTGTTAGTGAATAACTAGCAATACTTATATAATATAAATGAATATAGGATATAGCACAAGAAAACGAAAGGGAGGTAACATCGTGCTGTGTTACGCATGCTCCTGAGTAGGCAAAAAATAAGGTAGGTGAAAAGTGTAGATACGCTATCACCTATTATTTTTCCTTATTGTTATCATTTAAAACTTAACTAAACTATTAACTAACTCATTATTTTTGACTTAGTTATTAACTTAACTAACTTTTTTTCTCAAGAACAGCATGTTAGCTAACACTTGATCAACTTAACTAGCAAGTCTTAAATAACATATTATATAATTCACTATATGCAATTTAACAGGAACACAGTTACACTGTCAATAGGTCAGTATGCTTCCCCTATTTTTGAATCGCTAAATAAGATGAAACCAGATCATATGAGTTTCAGTTTGTTTTTAGCAGTGGTAGCAGATGACTATGTAAAAAGAAATAGTAGAATGTCAGCAAGAATAACAGACTTTGATTCAGTTGATGTAACAGCAGAATTACCACTTTTTTACGCAAGTATACAAAAATGGGAAAAACATGTTAACGGATTAAAACCAGATGGATTTAAGAAACTGCAAAAAAGATTTACACAGTTAGGTAATATAATCAACAAGGAGACTGAAAAACGGTTATGACAGATTATACAGATTCTGCAATTCAGGATAAGATATACGAATCCCTTAATCATAGGGAATGGAATGACAAACTTTCAAGTATAAGACCTACAGACACCATCACGGTTGATATATCAAGTGATGATTTTGTTGATGTTTATTTGTCTAGGCAGGGTGATTTTATACCATTGTTTAGAAGAGCAGTGTTTAGAATACTTGCACAAAGATTAGTAGGTATAGATGTAGAAACTGCATTCAGTCAACTAAAAATTAAATTGACTTCTAATGAAAACATGCCTATGAGGGAAATCAATTCTAAGAAAGAAGGTGAGACTATATGTTTTGAGGCTACTGTTATTGCAACAGATGCACCTAAGACATACATAAAATCAGCAGATGTTGAATGTCCTAAATGTTTTGCTACTGAAAGAGTCAGTTGTACGTTTGATAGAACGATGCCTGTATTACAATGTATGAACTCTGGTTGTAGTAGAGCAAAAATGGAAGTTATAAAAAGAAACCTAACAACAGATGATATTCAGACAATATTATTACAACAGCCATTAGAGTCAGCAGATAACAACTCACCCATATTATTCTATGGTAAGTTGGTAGGAGATAATGTAGGTACTTCCTTCATCGGTCAAAGAAAGAAAATAATTGGTATTTTCAGATCCATGATAAAACCAAAAGATGATGAACATGAAGTAATGATAGATATATTGTCTATATCAGACTTGGATGACAATAGAGATATCTTACCTAGTAAGGAGGATAAAGAACAACTAATCAAAGAAGCAAAGGATGAAGACTTTATCAAAAAACTAATTCATAGTTATGCACCTGACATTTATGGGTATGATAACATTAAACTGTCATGTTTACTTCAATTAGTAGGGGGTGTCAAGACAAAGAAGAGGGGTGACATCAATATTCTACTCGTAGGTGATCCGTCAATGGCAAAATCTGAACTGTTAAAATACGGTAAAAGTATAACACAAAAATCAGTTTACACATCTGGTAGAGGTTCTACAAGTGCTGGACTAACTATAGGAATGGTAAAATTATCCGATGGTAGAATGGTAGCACAAGCTGGAGTATTACCTTTATGTTCTGGTGGTTATGCATTCATTGATGAGTTTGATAAGATGGGTAAAGATGACAGATCTTCTATGCATGAGGCAATGGAACAACAAACAGTTTCTATAGCCAAGGCTGGTATATCATTAACATTGGATGCAAAAACAAGTATAATGGCGGCAGCTAACCCAAAATTTGGTAATTATGATCCTGACTTATCGTTAATGGATAACATAAACATACCTAGTCCACTGTTATCAAGATTTGATCTTATTTGGTTAATAAGAGATGGTGTGAATATAACAGAAGATATTATGAAGGCTAATCACATACTTGATGGGTTTGATGAAACAGAACAAAGTAATGATTGTAGATTCAATAATCTGGAACTTACAGCATTCATAAATGAAGCAAAAAAATATACTCCAAAGATTACCAAAGAAGTGAGAGATGAGATAGTCAAGATATATGAAAAACTCAGACAGTCTTCTAATACTGAATTAAATGTAGGTATAAGACAACTTGAAGCATTGATTAGACTATCAATGGCACATGCCAAATTAAGATTCAAAGAAAATGTAGAATTAGAAGATATCAATTCAGTGAAGAGTTTACTAGTTGATATGTTTACTAATTTTGGAATTGATTTGATAAAGTCAACTGGTTCACAGTCAACATTGATTGGAAGTACTGGTAAAATGTCTAAACAGCAACTCCATATACATATATGGGATCAATGTAGAAATAAAAACGGATGTGTAAAGATGAGTGACTTCTTTAAGAAACTTGATGCAGAAGGAATAGGAGATTTAGAAAGACAGAAAATATTTGGGATGTGGGAAAAAACAAATCAAATTAAGGTGATGAAGGATGGTACTTGGAAAAGAACATAAAAGTAATATAGCAGAAGACCTTGAAGAAGGTATGTCTGAAACTATTACAGAAGAAATAACTGAAACCATTGATTTATCAGTAAGTCAGTTAGATGGTGTAGGAGGAGTAACAACCAAAAAATTAGAAACTTTTGGTGTCACATCTTTAATTGATATTTGTATTAGAGGAGGTCGTGAAGTATCAGAAATAACTGGAGTAACCAAGGCAAAAGCAGACGGATGGGTTTTTAATGCTCAAAAGATATTAGAAGATAATAACATGATTAGAAAATCAGATATGGATATTATTGACTTAATGGAATATCAAGAAAACTTAGAAACTATACCAACTAAATGTAATTCAATAGATGAATTATTTGGAGGAGGTATTAAACCAGAATGTGTTTATGAAGTTTATGGGGAATTTGGTTCAGGTAAAACACAGTTTTGTAATACTCTAACGGTTGAGGCAATTAACAATAATGAAAATGTTGTATGGGTTGACTGTGAAGATACATTTAGACCTAGAAGAATAATTGAAATATTAAAAACTAGAGAATATGCTGAAACTAAAGAGGAATTAGAATCAGCATTACAACATATTAGTTATTTCTATACACCAAACACAGAACAATTACTAGGAACTGTCAACGCATTATCTAAAACAATGCAAGAAAAACATCCAAAAATTGTGATAATAGACGGTGCTATAGGTCAATTCAGGGAAGAATACCTAGGTAGAGGAACATTAGCAGACAGACAAAATCAAATAGCTAGACTTATGACACATATAAAGAACATATCATATTATTTCAAATGTGTTGTAATATTTACAAATCAAGTTCAAACTGATCCTTCAATTATGTTTGGAGATCCAGTTAAACCAATAGGTGGTAATGTTGTAGGTCATGCAGCTACATATAGAATTTACTTTAAGAAATCTGGTAAAAAGAGAATCGCTAGGATGGTAGATTCACCAGAACATCCACAGGCAGATGCTGAGTATAGATTGACAGCAAAAGGTGTGGAGGATATAGAAGAATGAATATTACACTCATGTGGCTAGAATATGGATATAGGGGTTCATTACGTCCTTACCCTAAAACATACAGAGGTTTAATACGTTTGCCTGCATTGATGCCACATGGTTTTACTATTTAGGGGGGGTAATCAACATAAATCCTAGGGAAAGAATGAGATCCTCAAACAGGAAAGCAGTTATGTGGTTATTAAAAAATGGTTATGATGAAATTTGGTTAAAAGCACATGGTAGAAGACAGGACTTAGTATATAACAGAGGTGAATGGTACAGAGCATTAGATCTTTGGAACTTGTTTGATGGAATATGTTTTGATGAAAAAGGTAATATAGTATTACTCCAGATAAAAACTAATGCTTGGGCTCCTGAAAAACCGTTTACAGATTTCTTATCTGATAAAAAGAATATCAGGATATTATCAATCAATGTCAAACTAGCAAAGTTTAAAAAATGGGAGGTTCTAACTAGACAATATGACTGAAATAATTGGAAACGGTGAAGTTACAGCTTTATCAATATTAAAAAAAGAGTATGGTAAATCAATAGAATACAGTACACAAGTACCGTTTAAAGACTTAATGTCTTATGAATTTAAAGATGGTTTATCAGAAAGACAGATGAAAGAAAGTGTGGACATAGTATTGTATACTCTTTTTGACACTGTATGTATAAGAGTACAGGGAAAAGATCATAAAGGTGTATTAAAAAGCAGTAGAGACACAGTGCAAAAACAAATGCTAGAATGGTCAAACTGTAAGGTAGTTGATCTTTGGTGGTATGACTGTCCTACATTGTTTAAAAATACAGAAAATGATGAAAGTAAGAGAGAAGTAATGGAGGCAATAAATTGGGTGTTTATATAGTATTTAAACCACGCCTAGACTATACATGAAACTTTAATAATGAAAAACCATTATTGCTATTATGGACACAAATGTCACAGTAGATATGCGTACATATGGCGATGATAGGGGAACATATTACGCTGAAACCCATAGATGTGTAATAAATCTAAATCAACATGAGAGTTTAGATGATATATTAAAAACAATTCAACATGAGTTACTACATTTTTGTTTAGATGACCTAGGCGAGACAGTAACAATGGATGAAGATCAGGAAGAAAGATTGATTTATTGTATACAATGGGCTAATGAATCGCTTTAAATCCATGTATTGTTCTATATCTAGCCTTATTTCTAACAAGACCATTACAACATGAGCATCTCATTCTACCATTTATCTTTGATTCCTTAATCACGTTGGATTTACTTATGAATTTGGCACAATCTTGACAATAGAAATTAACACCTAATTCCTTTTTAAATCTAGAACATACACCATTACACATGTTATTTCTCTAATAATTTATCATTTACTAGTTTATAACATTTATTACACAGATCTAATTGTTCATAACTTGATGTTTTTGACAATATCAAGCATATGTTACATAGGTTATCTGAGGTCATCATTACTTCCTTTTTTTGTCTCAAAGTTATCAGTAGATGAGAACTCTTCATATACACTAGTACCGTTCATAGCCTCTTCCTCAACTTCATTATAAATGTCTTTTATATCTGACTCTGTTAATTTTCTACATCTGTTTTTCCATATAGCATATAACATCTCATCTACATTAACATCTACATCTTTTTTCATTGCATCCATAGTCATTAAAACTGAAAGGTGATAGAGAAACCTTTCTCTTTCGTTTAATGTCATACTGGATTAGCCAATGCATATTCATGCATGGCAAGCTGTCTTTTAAGTCCATCATCATCCATATCAGTGAAATATTCTTCCTTGTCTCTATGCATAGGAATCCACATCTCACTTTGGATCTCAATTATCCTTTTGATAGTTTTTGATCTACTGAACACCACTTCTGTTATCAATTCTTGATCGGTTAACTTACTTATAAGTTCTTTGATCTCTGTTCTACTGTATATGCTTTTTTCATTTTCTTTGGTCATTAATCAATTAAAACTAATAACTATTTAAGTGTGTCTAGTACAGCAAGTTTGAATTTATTTGAAATTAATTTTACACCTTCATCCATTCTTCTTATATAGACTACTCTTTTTCTGTTGAAAACATATCGTAAGTTGTTTAACTGACTATTGTTTACAGCCACAGCAAAAACAATTATTTCTGTTACGTTTCTTTTTGCTTTTAATAGAGATTTTCTATTCATTTTAAGCAAAGTTGAAGGAGATATAGCATATCCCCAACTTTGATATTGAGGTTCACCATCAGTTATCATTATAATTAATTTTTTTCTACCTTTCATACTTTTGGCTACTCTTGATGCATAATCTATAGCCAAATGTGTAGGTGTATATGGAAAGCTACCACTACTAGATACTCTGTTTGTTACATTTTTACAGTCATCCAAACTGTTAATATCTGTTATACCTACATTTCCTTTGTTATCACTAGACCAAACATTTGCTTTTAACTCTACGCTTGGAAAATCTTTTACAGAATGAAACAAAGTAGAAACTAAATCTCTTGCTTTACTCATTTTCTGACCACGTTCCATAGATCCAGATCCATCTATAGATATAACTACTGATAAACCATGATCTATTTTTTTGTCTTCAAAACATTTGTTTATATTATATCCTCTAATCTTGTTTTCAATATAAGTCTCGATATCTAACTCATCCCCATCATATCCTATAATGTTTTTAGGCATTTCTGATATTTTTCTAAATATATTCTTTAGACTATGTGATAAATGATGATCAATATTATATTCAACTGGATATCTTTTCACTGGTTTAACATATGACGGTCTTAGTGGATTTTCTTTTATCTGATTAGTTAATGAAGATCTTAATTCATTCAAGTCATCAGTTCCCTCTTCCATGGATTTTGTTAATTCCTCTTCATAGTCCTCATCTGATTCAATATTATCTATTATTTCCTCAATATTTTTTTCTTTTATAAGTGACTCATCAGTTTCCATTAATTCTGTATCTCTACCATCCAAAGACTCAAATTCAAAACTTGGAGGAAAATCTTCATTCAAACTTTCTTTTAACCACTTATCCATTACAGGTTTAAGTCGTTTTAAAACTATTAATGCACCAAGTCTTCCTGTATTTTCAACATCATCTAATGCTTTTGTGAATAATTCAACGTTATCATGATCTTTAACCAAGTCTTTTCTGAAAAATCTTATGTTTAGCATTACACTTACAGGATTATCATTACATTCTTTATGAAATTTTCCTGTCTTCTTTAAAGCTTTATCAAATCTTTTTTCATTTGCTAGCCATAGTCTACGCATTAATGACTCAATTCGTTGATCTTCTAACAAATTCATCATATTCCAGTATGTATCTCTTACTCTTTCTGGAACAATGGTATCATTGTATGCTATTCTATTTTGTAAAATAAACTCATCAACCCATCCAGTTACAAGTTTGTTTGCTTCTGGAATAGGACTCTCCATTATAATATGTCCTATCTCATGGTTAAAAGCAGTAAATTTTTCAATACCCTTTTTGGCTGGAGTTGCTACATTTAACATAAATTTTTTAACATCATTTTTATCTTGTATTACTTTGTTGTCATCATCCCAAAAAACAACAGTTATTTTACAATTTCTCATATGTTCAGCAATATCAGAAGTTTTTCTAAAAAAGTCTTTATCACTTAGTAATTCTCTATCTCTAGCCATTATTCTTTAATACCTTTAACTGAGTTATAACTATTTCTAGTTCTCTTACCAGCATATATTTTATTTTTAGGACTTTTGTAAAGTTCAGCTTTTGCCAATACCATCATTACAATGTTTTTTGGATATGCTTTTGGATGTTTGACAACACAGCATGTTATACACATACCGTATTCATTCCAGCATTTTTTATTAACAGTTCTTTTAAATGATTTTAAACATATTTTACATCTCATAAGTCTAATTCCTCCCCACAATTATCACATGTAAACACTCTTACCTCATCCTCACCATTAAATACATAATCCATATGGACTCTTCCTTGATGAGAACAGTAGTAAACTTCACTATCAGTCATTTAACCGTGCATCCCTCCAAGCATCATAATCATCATCTTCATTTTCCATATGACCCTCTTCATTACATACTTGACACCCTTCAATACTTTCATCCTCACCTCTACCATAGTCACAGTATCGTTCACCGTCACATTCAGGGCATATGTCCTTACAACCACATTGGCAAGGTATATCAACAGTATCGTATAACTTTTCAAGTTCTTTATTTATTTTTAAAAACCAACAATGCATACATAACTCAGGATCTGGTGATGGTTTTTCATCAAAGTTATGGACATTTTTACAAGAAAAAATAGGGGAGGTCATTTGAAAGTCACTCCAAATGTTTCTTGTACTCTAGCTTTGATCAATTCACGTTCATGAGGATCTGTATACTTTATCATAATAGTCTCATGTATTGTTTCAAGTAATACATTACTTATTATGTTAGGGTCATCATCATCATAGTCTTCAAGTAAGTCTCTATATACTTCTACAAACTGTATGATATCTCTGGTAGATAACACATATTCTGTGTCACCTTTTATTCTTAAACCGTAAGTGTCTTGTGCCAATGTTAATAATGGCTCTTTTACAGCACCCTCTGGTATATCAGTCCAATCAATGATCTTGGTCATTTCATCAGCACTAGGATAATCCCAAACTCTACCGATAAATCTGGATCTTAAATCTTCTGTAAGATTATTTACACCAGCATACTCGATAGGGTTAGTAGTTGCAATTATTGATAACTTACAATTTGGATTTAATTTGTAAGTCTTACCTCCAGCACTACAACTATTTCTCTTATCCAATGGTCTGTTTAACCATTTTTGTATGTCTACATTCAATGCACCGATCTCATCTATGTACAAGACGACATGTTTAAAATGATTACTGGCTTCAAATGCAATAGGAATTATTCCTCTTTCAAAGTAAGATCCATCATTGTCTATTTGTAATCTTCCTTCAAGCCTTGCAATATTTGTACCAGCACTGCAATTAACTTCAACCAAACCATATTTTTTATCTTTACATATGGAATGCACTAAAGATGTTTTACCTATACCTTTAGCACCATATATTAAGTACGGTTTGTTTGCACGTTCAATTACTTTTTCAAGTCTTTGTCGTTCACCATGTAGATCTATGTAATTACCCATGTCTTCAATATTTTCTGGTGAATAAATATCAAAGTTTATTTCATTTACACGATCTATAACTTGTTCTGTTCCCATGTATTAGTTATTATTTTACTATTATTTAAGTAGATATAGTACAAATCATACTAGACAGACTTTAATACTACAAAAATAATATTTTGTTGTGAAGAAAGACAACATAGACAGATTCATTGAGCTCATTCAGTTTGAAGTCAATGATGATATAAAGATGCATGTGTTAGATAACAAAAGCATTCATCTAATGGAACACTTACAAGAACCAGTAGTTAATTATGTTGTAGCTATGGTTTTAGACAACTTATGTAAGAAAGCTTTGTTAGGTGATCAGTATTTGTCTACACAGGAGGATGACATAACATGATAAAATGCTCACTATGTAATCAGAGTTTTGATGAAGGAGATCCTTTAATTGAAACCATGAAGAGTAGACATGAGTTAGGGATGCACTCTACAAACAGAGTAATATATTCAGAACGTGATGGCTCACCATCTAAACCTATGGGTAATCATAACTATGGCTATGTTGAATGGATTCATGTAAAAAACGTAGGAGGTGAAAAATAACAAAATGATGAGAACAATAACAGGAATAACAGCAATAGTTCTATTTAGCTTAGTAGCACTAATAGGATTCGCTTACGCAGATGTACCAAAAACAGTTGAAGTCAGTGAATTCCCTTTTAATATTTCAATAGAAAAAGGAGGATCACTCACATTAATCAGTAATGATGCATTAGATCGTAACTTCACAGCACAGATAGGTAACAATGTATTCAGTCAGGTTTTAAGATCTGGTGAAAGTATTACACTAGTAATACCTGAATATATGACTACTGATAACACAGATGGATGGTACTTACAAGATACTATTACAGGTGAATGGAGTGTAATATTGGTTAAAGAACCATATGTAGCACCGCCACCACCAGTATATGTCGAACCAACACCTGAACCAACAGTTAGTTTCAGTGCAAGTTCAAGTGAAACTTCAAGTGAATGGAGTGGAATATCCAACGTTGATGCATACACAGGTGATGTAGACTTGCTTACAATCCAAGGAAAACTTTCAGAAGTAACATCAAAGTTTAACGAATCAGTTGTAAAGATCTCTGATCAAAATAAAGAGATTCAATCACTTAACAATCAAGTGCAAAGTCTTACATCTAATATGACTCAGTTAAAGAGTCAACCATTAGTAGTGTTTGACACAACTGAGTTAGACAATAAAGTGTTACTATTGGAAGCAAATAACACCAAGTTATCAGCAGATAACACCAAGTTGTCACAGGATATCACAGACTTGTCTGATGATAGAGACAAATGGAAATCTTTAGCAGAGAGCTGGTATGGTGTAGCCATGGAACAACTCAAAGTAATGGTAAATATATTAGGACTTTAATACTAATATAATTATTATTATTTTTTTTATTTTTTTTATTTTTTTTAAATTGTGATTTGAGAGGGGTATATAAGCATTACTTACTAGACAGACTTAAGTACTAGTATTCCGTAAGGTAATTGCGAGTCTGGAATGTCAGTCGAGCTTAGGATATACATGGGCTTCCCATAAGAACAGCATAACTGCGATATCCAAACTAGGAGACTCACAAAAGCTAAAGCTCTTCAAATCTAGTGTCTAAAAGGACGTTGATCAGTTCATAGGACAGGCTAGTTTCAGGGATTACCCTAATACGGTAGCCCTCTAAGATTTTACTATCTACACTTAAGTACTAGTATGACAATACTAAGTATGGCAAAATTAAACGCAAAACAAATCCAAAAAGACATG